GATTGGCATGGTGTAGTATCAGCTGACGGACATTGCCCTGTGTGTAATCACTACTTGGATTTGACGTATAAATAGTATTATATCATGAAAGGAATTATATTATGGACGTACAAGAAATACTTGATATGTGGCAAGAAGATTGCCAAATCGATCAATTAAAATTAGATGATGCAACTATAAAAATAGCATCGCTTCACTCTAAATATCTAGGGCTAATTACAGTAGCCAAAATCAAGAAGAAAGACAAAGACCTTAAATTTAAGATACTGCTTAAAGATAAATGGTTATACTACAACGGTAAAATGGATAAACAGCAAATGGATACGAAGTCTTGGGACTATGATCCGTTTAATGGTTTAAATAAACCTCTTAAAGGTGATATGAATTATTACTATGATGCTGATATTGATATTCAAAGATATCAGGCAGAAATTGCATATATGCAAACACTTATAGATACCCTTAAGGAGATTATGGATACTATAAGATGGAGACATCAGAGTATTAGCAACATCATCAAGTGGAGAAGTTTCGAAGCGGGCGTGTAATGGAAATCAAGATAGCAGTAAAGAATAATGTGTTTCTAACAGTAGATTGTGAGGATAAAGGAATCTTGCATGAACTAGCTGAATTCTTTACATTCTATGTTCCTGGATACAAGTATATGAACGCATTCCGCAATAAGATGTGGGATGGCAAGATTCGTTTATTAGACTTAAGAACCCAAACAATATACGCTGGTCTATATCAATACATTAAGGAGTTTGCAAATGAGCGAAATTACTATATTACTATCGATGATTCTAATTCACATTACTACGATAGACCTGACATCTATCATGATGACAATGTAGATTGGATTGATGCTCTTCCGTTATCATCTAACGGCAAAAAGATTGAACCTAGAGATTATCAAAAAGAAGCTGTAGCTTATGGTTTAAAAAATAGAAAAGGTCTATTAATTTCACCTACAGCCTCAGGCAAGTCATTAATAATTTATTTATTAATTAGATATTTTTTAGAATACAATAAGAAAAAAGTATTATTAATAGTACCTACCACGAGCCTTGTTAAGCAAATGCACGGTGACTTTAAAGACTATTCACAATTCGATGAAACCTTTGATGAAGATCAGTGCCATCAGATTATGGCTGGTTGTGATAAGAATAATAATGATAAAGACATCTATATTAGTACGTGGCAATCAATATATAAAATGCCATCGAAATACTTTCAACAATTTGGTATGGTTATAGGTGATGAAGCCCATAACTTTAAAGCTAAATCTCTTACAAGTATTTTAACTAAATGTACTCAAGCCATATACAGATTTGGATTAACTGGTACGTTAGATGGAACACAAACCCATAAATTAGTGCTTGAAGGATTGTTTGGTCCTATTAGAAATATTACAACCACTAGAGCCTTGATGGATGCCGATCATTTGGCTGATATAGATATATCTGTAATCCTCCTTAAGTATCATCATGAGTTACGTAAGAGCCTAACTAAAATGAAATACCAGGATGAAATGAATCATATTGTGGGATATGCTCCGCGTAATAAATTTATTACTAATTTAGCATTAGATCAAGATGGTAATACATTAGTATTATTTCAATACGTAGAAAAGCATGGTGTACCTTTATTTAAGTTAATAAAAGATAAAGCCCATAAGAACAGAAAGGTATTTTTTGTATCTGGTAATACCGATGCTGAATCTAGAGAAGAGATTAGAAAACTAACAGAGAAAGAAAACGATGCAATTATTGTGGCTTCATTAGGCACATTCTCTACCGGTATTAATATTAGAAATCTACACAATATTATTTTTGCAAGTCCATCTAAGTCTCAAATTAGAATATTACAATCTATTGGCAGAGGATTAAGAAAGAGTGATGATGGTTCAACCACTAAAGTATTTGATATTGCTGATGATATTCATTGGAAGAAAAATAAGAATTTCACGCTAAGACATGCAGCAGAAAGGATAGCTTTATACGCTAAAGAGAAGTTTAAATTTAAAATATACGAGATTGAAATATGATAAATAGATATATGGATGACGAACACACAGTAGATATTCAATTAAATGATCTTAATGTAAAATATTTTAAGCTAATGAATGGTGAATCAATTATATCATATGTGCGAAATGACTTAAATAATCTTGATGATGGTGCTGTGGTATATTTAGAAGAGCCAATGAAAGTATCCATGGATCATAACAATCAATATCAATTATCAAGTTGGTTACCATTCTCTTCTGAAATTGTACACAAGTTAGATGTATACAATATCGTTATGGAAGCTTCAATTGATAATGATATCAAAGCACACTACCTTAAAATTATCTTAGAGGATCATGATCAAAGAGAGATACCTGATCCTGAAACTAAAACAAGACACTAACCTCTGTATCCAGTATCCCCCAGAACATAGTTCTATTATACACTGAAACCACCTACTTGTACACATCTCTAAAGGGATGTATCTATTACCTGTAAATTGTGTTATAATATATCTAATAACACTTTTTAATTAGGAAACATACCATGACTGTAAAGATAAAACCTAGAGATAAACCACATTATGTTAACAATAGAGATTTTTCGTATGCTGTAGTAGACTATGTAAGGGAATGTGTTGTAGCAGAAGAAGAGAATTTGCGACATCCAAAAGTAACAGATTATATCGCAACATGTTTTATGAAAATCTGTGAAGGACTATCACATAAACCTAACTTTGTAAGATATACATATAGAGATGAAATGGTAATGGATGGTGTAGAAAACTGTTTACGTGCTGTACATAACTATAATATTGATGCTGCAACTAGAACAGGTAAGCCTAATGCATTCTCATATTTTACACAGATAGCATATTTTGCTTTTATCAGACGTATAACTAAAGAAAAGAAACAAGCAGATATCAAATTTAAATTCATGGCACAAGCTGATATAGAATCATTTATGTGTGGTATTGATCAGAATAGTCCAGTAGATCAATCATTCATTGATACACTTAGGGATAAAATTTCTAAGATTCATATGAAAGATGAAGCTGTTAAAGAGTTTGGTAAACAAGAGAAAGAAAAAGAAAAAGAAAATAAGAAAGGAGTGGAATTATTTACATGAAAATATTACATAAAAACGTATTAATTAAACAGATGGAAACTGCAGAAGCAATAACTGAATCAGGATTAATTCTTACGGGAACTTCAGAAGAAGGTATATTTCAAAAAGCGGAAATCATTTTGGTTGGAGCTGATGTTGAGGCTGATATTAAACCAGGAGATATTGCGTTAGTTGCAAAAGGTTCAGCACAAGCTATTAAAGGTGATGATGGTGTAGAATATCTGTTATGTGCAGATAATAATATAGCAGCTATTCTGTGAAATTAGGTATAGTAGGATATGGTATACTTGGTAGAGCCGTATACGAGGCTTTAAAAGATTACCATGACATAACTATTATCGATCCACCAGCTGGATATGGTAATGGTATGCAATTTGGGTTTGATGCATACGTATTGTGTTTGCCTACGCCATCAGACAAAGATGGTAATTGCGATTTTTCTTTAATTAGCTTTTATTTAGATCACATAACTAGTTATGATAAAGAGACTCAAATATTGGTTAAATCAACTATACCACCCTCCGATTTACTTAGCTTAGAAAAGCAATATGATTTCTCTTATTCACCTGAATTTCTAAGGGCTGATAGTAATATAGCAGATTTTCAAAGGCAAGAGTTTGCTATCTTTGCAGGTAATGATCCATTTTTTTGGTATAATCTATTGATTGATGCTAAGGTCTATATAGCCAAGGTTATGTTTACTAATATTAGTACAGCATCATATATTAAATATGGGATTAACACATTTTTAGCCACTAAAGTTATGTTCTTTAATGAATTAGAAGCTTTGTTTGATGGTGAATTGGAAGATATTACTGGTGCCATGGCGTTCGATCCACGTATAGGAACTAGTCATATGCAAGTACCAGGGCCTGATGGTAAGAAAGGATTTGGTGGTATGTGTTTTCCTAAAGATACTAAAGCCTTTGCACTATACGCCAGGAACCAAGGTAAGCCTTTAG